TTAATAACTCGCAAGTATGAATATAAATCAGATTTATAAATTAATTCTGGATCTTGTTGTCTAGGAGAAGTAGAAGACGGAGATATTTCCATATGACAGAACGCTGATCTTCTGTTAGACTACTCCAGCATTGTTTTAGCTTTTTGATAAGACTGTCTGCTTGCGAAAACTCTTGTTTCATATTATCATAGTCGCTATTCATAAAGAATGCAGCATCTCGGGCCAGAATCTTGTCGCCATATACATTACAAACTTGTTCATGAAAAACCCTATGAACAATCGTATCATCTGCTATCATAGCACCTTTGATGGCCATCTTATACATACGAAATTCGTTGTCGTTTGGAAATACGACAATAAGATCGTCGACAAGCTCGATGAGCGTATCATTAAATTTTCCAATGTAATTCATCGTGTTACAATGTAATAAGCTTACAATTAAAGGGGATATTCGTGTTTAAATCATTTTTTATCCTGCGTACAATTGAATAAGATAACGCAAATTATACTTTTGATTTGCTCATAAACGCGTCTGCCCAACCTTTTAGAGGGCGATGATGTACATATAATAGCCACCGGTTTGCGTACTTTTTAACAAGTAATATATGATAGGATGTATATATTATTCGGTTTTTATAGAACTTTTCACGAATCATACTTTGTATTAGATTAAATATGAAAACAACATTCCATAATTGTGATATAATCTGTACTCCAACGGTAAGGATTTGAAATACAAACATGGCATTTTCAGTCATTGTAATAATTTTTTCTAAATGAAGACGGCGGGCCATAAGAATACAAAATCCGGAACTATAAAATCCTAATTCACATATATTTGAGGTTACATCAACCAATTGATCCTTTGGAGTATTTAATGGAGATACAAACAGCATAAAATATACATGAATAGATACGAATATTATTAGAAGAATTGTTTGTACCATATCACCATCTGTACTATACGGAAAAGCATTCAACAAAATTGAAATCAATAAGACACGAAGAATAAAATAGGCTTTATAATAAGTTCTAATGTATTCAAATCGGTCATGAATCTTTATTACTTTTCCCCATTTATATACACCTTTCTGTGAATCATATCGTACAATCTTATCTTTGAATGTATATACTGGACCGCGAATTGTTTTAAAAAATATACCATACATATCCATAAGATGATGATCCTTACTCTTCCAATATCCCTTACTGGGTGATGCCAATATTGCTTGACGAACTAAGCGGATTATTCCGCCTTTTGTATATTCATGTTTGAATTCTACATATTTTAGGATTCTATAATTTATAATATACCTTTTTATAGCATATATACTAAGAATAATTAGCGGGATTGGTATTACACATAACATTCCAAATCCAGCAAATATACTTGCCGGTGTTCTTAGTAAAAATAGAGATGCTGCTATTTTTCCATAGGGAGATATGAGAAGCATTGCTATTGTCAATTCAATCTGCGGGAAAAGCATTATACCAATTATCTTTTTTTCCTTTTTTGACACCAAGTAATGTTGAGAACAATAATGTATTATAGATAATGGCAACAAGAATAGCAAAATAGAATATACAAAAAGAGAGCCAGCCTGTTCATATGGGTTTCGTGTTTCTTCTTGTAAAAGAAGACGACGACTATTCGTATTTTTAGGAAGTGAAAAATCTAAATTTATCCACCCTATACCGCTGGCAAGACCTTTTATCTTATCTGGCGTACCTCCAATTTGAAGATTCATTTTCATATTCATAGCCTGTACAGTAGCAATCATACTTACAATACCTGCTGGCGAGGGAACCGAAGAAGCGCCACCTATAGAGCCGCCAACCGAACCGGCTACACTGGATACGATAACCGAAGATACACTTGTTGCTACAACTGTAGTAATAGCCGTAGTCATAACTGTAGCAATTTGCTGAATAACTACTACATCCGAAATAGGCGAAGGAGGTGTTGGTGGCGGAGGACTTGGGGGAGGCGGTGAGGGTGGTGGAGGACTTGGTGGCGGAGGTGAGGGTGGAGGCGGTGAGGGTGGTGGAGGACTTGGTGGCGGAGGACTTGGTGGAGGCGGAGATGATGGGGAAGGGCTTGGCGGAGGTGAAGGTGGTGGAGGAGGAATCGCAAAGTCTTCTATAATGAATGGTTGAATACAAGATTCTGTACAACCATATATATTACAAGCATATACCTTCCAATAATATATAGAACTGGTAAGATTCGCAATATCTTGCGTATCTAAATATAGCTCATTGTTTTGATATACTATATATGCCAACAAATCATCTAATGATACATATAGCTTATAATAGTTTGCTCCATCTGAATTCCAAATGAAAGTAATAACACTATTTGCGGAAAATACCATATTGTAATATGGTGCTATGAGATTCGGTATTTTAGGCATTGTATTTGGAAGTAAAATAATATGATTATCATCAATTATATAATCATAAGTATAGCTATTCGTATTGACATTATAAGTAAAAGTATAAAGCGTTCCCGGAACCAGAGAAGCAGTACGGAATGAAATACAAATTCCATCCATACCACTATGGTTTTCAATACCGATTGTAGCAGTAGATCCAAATGACATATCCGAACCCATGAGTGTGATATATCTTAGTTGGATAGTACCATTGGCGTATAATATGGATTGAAATGTTCCCAATGGAATTTCTGTTCCATAAAAGCCGATATTTGTCCATTGAATAATCGCGTTAGATTCTGTTTTGTATATAAAAATGGTTTTACTATTTACAATTAAATCTGTCCAAAAAACTGCTATAAAATTATTTGGGACGGAGACGGAAGGTATAATCACATTGTTATAAATATTAGATATTGTTCCAAGTGTAATCAAACCATTTGTAGATACACCTATACTATTGTATGTATTTTGATAAAATGGAAACGAAAACGGTAAGGATACTTCCGTAGAAGTATCATCGCCATATAAATCTATAATGTCAGCATTGTAATACGGTGAATAAATACAGGTTCCGTTTATATCACTAACGAGATTTCGCGATTGACCGAATAAATATTTAGCATCTATTATTTTTGAATAAATAGAAAGGTAAATTGTAGTATATCTAAGAAATTTGTCAAAAAAACAGGTCATCTTGTATGGGGAACGACCCATCTATCTATTTTAAGTGTATAAATATACAAAATTGTTCATTTAATAAGTATTTACCGGTGGAGAACTAACATTTGTATTAACAATAACATTTAAGTCTTCCGCTCGTTTCGCTTTAAATTCTTCAAAATCAAGTACCTCTTTTTTTATACGAGTATTTGACTGTAATGTCGTAGTCTCGTTTGATGGTTGGGAGGACGACAATGATGTAGTGGAATCATCGTTGATGGATGCCCATGCATAATTACGATGACTATTTACCCCACCGTCTTCAATATATGAATAACTATCACCTGAAAGATTAGATATATTCATTGTAAATGCGCTAGGTTCGCCTGATTCCTGCGGCGTTTCCTTTCCTATTTGTTGCTGTTTGGCAACACCGGATACAAGAATACCCTTACCTGGTAAGAGTAAGTAATCAAATACTTGTTTTCCAAATAATAACTGTTTAGAAGGCATGATCATAAATGCCGGAACAGAATGTATTTGAGGAGGCACTTTCTTTCCATTCACACGCAATCCATCCACAGACACAAGAGTTATACATTTTACTTGAAGACGCTGTATCGTGTCAAGAAGCATTTTAGAATGATTACAATAGTCGCTATAAAAAAGAATCATTATGCGGCTTACTTAATGTTTATTACTGTTTAGTTGTAAGATTTTGCTTCGCATATTTATAACGCACATGGATTATTTTTGTTCTATTCACAAAATGGTATAAACATAAAATATGATGGATACTTACTCTTACAATATAATAGCAAACATAGCAAATAAATTATATAAATAATCATGTTTCAAAATCTTCGTATTGCCCCGCTTTTCGGGCGCGTTACCTTTGATATTCTAAATACGGATTTAGCGATCGTGAATTCTATTCGGCGTACAATCTTATCCGATATTCCTACCATTGGGTTTATCGGGGAAGGCGAAACAACCATTGATATCATTAAAAATACAGGACCTCTTCATAATGAGATTATGGCGCACCGAGTTGGTATGATACCTCTTCATATGACGGAAGAAGAAATAGATGGTTTTCAAGAGGGACTTTATGAATTCACGCTCTCTGTAGAAAACAAGAAAGACGTTACAATTGATGTGACTACACACGATTTCAAGGGCACAAGGGATGATAAAATGCTTACTGAAAAAGAACTGCGAACGATCTTTCCGGCAAATAAAATATCAAACAGCCCGGTTCTTATTACAAGGTTGAGATCAAGCGAATTACTTAATCTTATCGCCCGTCCCGTAAAATCAACTGCTAAAAATCATGCTTCCTTCTCTTCCGTATCTATGTGCTCCTTTCTGTTCATTCAAGATCCAGTGGAAGCGGAAAAAGCAGACGGGATTCTTAATAAGGAAAGAGCGTATATTAAAAATGAATATAATGAACCTATAGCAATTGAATTCTCCTTTGAAATAGAAAATGGAGGAGCAATGAAAGAAATAGAAGCTGCTAGATATATCTTTGTAAAAGCATTGGATAGTATTATTGGCAAATTGGATAAGGCGATTCAACACGAAGAAGAGTATGTTGTATGCAAGGAGATTGAAAATGGTTTTGAATTTACATTTGAAAACGAAGATGATACTCTGGGAAATTTACTACAATCTCTTATGTTCAATCGTCATGTGCGTGAAGGGCAGATGTTCCAAGATACAAAGATTTCCTATGTAGGTTATATTTGTCCTCATCCACTTGACCCGACGATGTTGTTGCGCGTAATGTTTGAAGATAAGACGATTAAACGAGATGTATCTTTTGCTTGGTCTCTGCTCATGGATAATTGCTCATGGATTCGTACAACCATGACAGGTGTATCAAACGAATGGTTGCGATTTATTCAAATGAATCAGGAAACAAAGAAGGGGAAAGTAGAAGAAAAAGAAAAAGAAAAAATAAAAACAAAGAAAGAAGCGCCTGTCAAGAAGGCATAATCATATAGATATGGGTAAATCAAAAATGTATTAAAATAATATCATAATGTAAGGATAAACGCTTCTTTTTATAGAATATGTCTGTACAACAAGATAACTGGGTATATCTTGATGAAGAACTTCCAGAAATATATATACGAGAGATCGTAAGCATAGAAGAGCTTTTGGAAAAAAATCCTAATTTTGTAGCACTTTCAGATGAAGAGATATATAACACATTGCTGCGAATGTTTGAAGAAAGACCTGCTATAGCAGATACATATTTTGATCTTCATAAAAATATTACGAATCCAACCGATCGTTTTGAACGATATTTTAAGCATATTATTTACAATGTAAATGCCAAACGAAAAGCATTTGATACAGAAGAAAGCGAACAAGAATATTTTAGTACTCTTGAAAATATAAAGAAGAATCCAAGTTATGGAATACGCGAACAAATAAAGGCAGAATTACATGAACCATTTGAAAAAATAGAGAGCATTGAAAATGAGAACAAAATAAATATTCCTCGTGGAAAGAGAATTCTTATTAATCTTACAAGCGAGGAGAGTGGTGAGAACAATGAAAATATACGTCTTGAAGCAGATAAAGAAAACTACAGTGTTCTATCTGGTAATTTCTATGAGGCGAACCATGTCAATAATATGTATATTCATGAACATATAGAAAAATCGTCTGTACGAACTTTGACAGACCGTGTTGTTAGTAAAAAAGATGTAGATAAATCTAAAATAATAGAATTAGCAGAAAAAGAAGGGAGTAATAAAACAGATTTAGATTATTTTACTATTTTTACAAAAACCATAGTACCGTCTTTCAAATATATTATCAACCAAATCAATCCAAAAAATACAAGTAATATCCATTCGCTTCGTATTCTTTTTGAATTGTATGGAAGGAATCTTGAAGATATAGATATAGATACATATTACGATTTATATGATACGATAAAGTCGCTTGATTATACCGATATAGACGAAGTGAAAGCAGAAGAAGCAGAGGAAGCAGAAGAGGTAAAAAAGGATAAGGAAGAAGAGGAAGAGAAGAAAAAGAAGGTTGTAAAGAAAGAGAAGAAGGGAGTAAAAGAAAAGGCTGAGAAGAAAGAAAAGAAAAAGAAGAAAGGAGGTAAAATTGAAATTGAGAAACGAGATATCAAAATAAGCGAGACTTCTTATGTGAAGCTTCATAAGCTATTTTGGGATAGTGTTATATCGCGCCTCAATGTGGCATCAGATGCTCCACTTTATTCGGAACTGATAAATAATGCCATTGCTATGGTATTGGCAAAGCCCTTTAAAACAGAATTATATATACCTCTATCTAAAAAACTACAAGGTTTGGAAAATGGATCATACAAATTGGACGAATTTATCAAAGATATCCAAATGTTAAGAAATCTGGATGAAAGGATGTTGCTTTCTGAATTTAGAGTCGCTGTACAGACATTGCAAGGGAGTGGTGAAACAAAAATATTTACAGATCTTGAAAATGCTATTATGAAAAAGAGCACATTTTCTGCCAAAACACTTGATCCAGAACAGGCATATGAACTATTTAATAGCGGTTCATTTGTAAAAGAATATACAGATAAAGATGAATTGAAAAAAGGATTTGAGCCGATTGACGAAACATTGGGAGCAGATATTGTAGGACATTTTGTTGTTGAAAGCGTAGACGCCTATGTTGAAAATAAACCAGAAAACGAGGACGATGTAGAATTAGAAGAAGAGGAAGATGAGCTCACCCTTGCCCTTGAAAAATATAATACCAGTCCTATGGGAAAAATATTAAGCAGTTTAAGTGAAATACTTACGCGGATACAACGACTTACAAATATGCCATGGAATCCTCATGAATTTATAAAAATGATGATACAACGCGCTCCTCCCATTATTGATATCGGTATTGCTATGTATGAGATTAATAACAATATTCGCAAGGATATTATTGATAAAATAACAGAGAGTTCCTTGGAAGAGGCGATCAAAATTCTTCCAATTGATCAACATACAATCATAAAAAGCGCATACCAAAAAGCTGGGATTAAACTAAAAGAACAGCGTAATAAATTATTCTTTATGTTTATTTCCTATTGGATCATTCATGTCCAGTCGTTAATGCTGGATGATATGTTTTTACTTCAAGAAATTACAAATGGTCCTTGTAAGAGCGAACTTACAGGTATAGGATTTCCAATTGAAGAAGGAAGAGAAGGTAAAAAAGGAGTTTTGAAATATTTCGTTTGTATATTACACGACGAAGGTCATGATATACCAAATATTCACGATCTCGTAGATGATTATTCAAATGATCAACTTATAGATATGATCAAAGTGGGTTTTATACACTTTACTCATGAAATAGATGCCATGAAGAAACAAGCATATAGGGAAGTTGTATATCAAGGAAAACTTATGGTAGATGAAGCAAATGAAGCATATGATACAATTATAAAACTGAAGAAACAAAAAATATTCACATCAAATGAACTTCTAAAACCTTACATCAAAAGCTTACAATTATTACCAAGCATTCTAAGAGATGTTAAGGAACGCCATAAACATATTCTTGGTTGCTGTTATACGCGTCTTGATTTAGACTATCTGGCAGCAAACAATCTTAGCAAACGGCTAATTGCTTCAAAAAACTTCTTCGCACGCGAGCGTATAGGACAAAAAAGACGCCCTGGTCTTATTTATTATGGTATTCCTATAATCAAAACGGAGTTCAAGAAATTGGAAAAGGATTTAGGAATGGAAAGCATCAAAGAAGAACCATTGGCAGCAGAACCAATAATAGATTGGAAAGAAAGCGTTGTAAAAATGCCATTTATTCCACAAAATATAAAAGATAAAATTATGAACATTGAGAATCGTCAAATTATTCAACAATTAGATGACGAATCAAATAGATATTTGGAAGCTTTGTATAAAACTACAAATACTCAAATGGATAAAAAGATGTTAAAAAATATGGAAGGCATGTCTATTCAAGAAATATTTGGATTATTTACTCAAGTATGTTTTGATTTCTATATGTATTCAAAAAATTTAAAAGAAGCTATATCCGGATCAATTGTAAATCCCAAAATGCTGTACGAAATAGAAACAAATCTTATAGATACGGAAGTTCAAAAGGCGAAAGACATAATGGATTTAATTAAAAGTTTAACTATACCTGAAAACGAAATAGGCGAACTGAAATCAATCGTACAGTATGTATTTTACCGAACATTATGCTTACCTGGTGATGTAGAACATAACAAAAAGACCATTACCATTAATAGGGTTGTAAAATCTAACTTTATAGAAGATACTGCTTCCTATATTGGTAAGGAACTAAAAAGACATATAGAGATGAGATCTACACCTTCCATGGAAGAGATCGAAAAGAAAATATCTGAAATACGAGAGAAAAATAAGATAGAATCTATCAAAAAATACGAGCTAAATCCAGAGCTGAACAAGATTATTAAACAGGCAAAATTACAAGGAATTCGTATTGATATAGAAAGTACAGGCGCTACTTTGGAAAACATTGTGGAAAATATTACAAATATGCAAACAGAAGATGAACGAGCAGATCTGGAAGGAGCACTTGAATTTGAAATGCGAACACAAGATCCTGACGAAGCCAATGTAGATAATTTCTATGATTGGTAAGAATCGTATTATAACACCTCTGTTGTTTGTTGTAAATATTTATTAATTTTTTCAACACGTTTATTATCACGTTCGCGTTTGTCAATCTCTATATTTACAACATTGTCATCAATCAATGTAGAAGGATTTGACGCTAAAGGGTCTGCATCATATGGTTGATACAGATTTTCTAAATCTGTTTTATCTGAATGTGAGACGGGAAATAGCCCAAATTTATCCTCAAATACAATGCCTACTATACCCATCTCTATAATGCCTTTTATTTTTTCATTCTCTACGACAATTTTAAACGACGTGTGTTTCGCGTGATTTTTTGCTTCACGGAATATGAGTACATCTACGGTGTAAAGAAAACGATTTGGTATGAATATACTTGATGACCACGATTTCCAATAATCATGTATTATTTGAAACGGAGCTGTTTTATCACCAGGAATATTAAAATTACCAGAAGAGTTAATTTTTTCCTCCAGCCATGGAACAATCAAATTATATCCAGAAGATATATCTTTTGGAGGAATATGAGATCTATCTACAGGAGTTTCGATTGTCCATTCGGCGCCATTCATCTGTATCATAGATCTAATAAATGTATGTGTAAGAGCGTTTAGAAATTCTTCATTACTAAGCTCATAATAGTACGTATTTGGATATTGAACAATATAATCAATAGGAAGACTATCTTGAATTTCTTGCCGATCCCATATATTATCTGTCGGATTTTTTTGAGCTAAAACTTCATTATCAGCTATTGGAATAGCAAAATATTCTCTATTTCTTACCATTAATAGTATAGATACTAATAATAAAAGTAATACAGTTAAAAGCGGGATATTACTCAATTTTTTCATAATTATTAATATATATTTGTCAGCACCTTACTATGTATCGGTATTTTAATTATTTTTATTATTTTTATTATTTTTATGATTGTTATTATAAAATTTGAAATAGAGAGAAAATGATAAATATTAAGTATTAAAAATGGCTCAAAATATACTCCATCCTCAAGCAGTAATTCCCTATTATTTAGAATATCTAGAAGAATCAAATATACTATTACAAAAAGTTGAAAGATATTCATGCGATTATGATATGTGTCGTAAAAAAATTATGAGCTATTGTGCTGACAACGGTATAGATTGTCCTAATATTCATGAGCTATGTATTCCACAGATGATGCTACTCATTATTCCAAGAGATAGGTGGAATACTCTTGTTGAAATGTTATTTAGAGGAATGGTCCCTCCGGTCTTCAAACATCCTGTATACAATACATATATGGTACAAATGATCCCTATGGATCAAATGACTGTACAGCAGAAAAATAGAGCATATGAATTAAGAGGACATATATCTGGTGCTATATGGACAATGTTAACTCGTGTTGAGAAAATGCGTGTATGTGAAGGTATTCGTGGTATGAAAATTAATATGAACAATTTGCTACTGTCATATAGATATTCTGTTCAAAAAGATGCCAATAATAAGGATGTTATCGTAGAAAACGACGGTAAAAAAAAGAGAGTGAATGAAGATAATGAGGAAGATACGGTATGTAGTAAAAATAACAAGCGAACACGAGATAAATAAATACGGTCTATGGAAAAATACGAAATTAAAATACTAAATACTAAATACTAAATACAAAATTCTCGTAAGAGATTTTTATATTTTTAGACGAGTTTCAATGTGGTTTGAAGACCTCTTGGACCTCTTTGTGTAATATCATTTGGAAAAACATAATCTGGTGAAGACAATTGAGGATATTTTTCAGGATTTTCTTTTTGATCTTTGCAACAGTCTTCTATGTTCTCATCGCAACCATAACAAAAAGGTGTAAATGGAAATTCGTCTTTATATTTTATGTATGCCTGCCTATTAATACCAACTGGGAACTCACAAGTACCATTTTGTGTACACCCGCCAAAACTATTTGGGTAATTTTTATTTGCTTTATAAAAAGGACATTCTTCATTTTCTGTACAAGGAATATCCCAATATGTTTGGTACTCTTTCGGTCTTCCCAATTGATCATACGATGAATTACAAAGGGCTCTATTCTCATTTGTTATATCCCCATAGCACCGATATGCTGGATCTGACATCTCCTTTGAAACAGTAAGTCGTGTTATAAATGTTTCCATATTTGGAGATGTTACTGGAGCATTCTTCGGTTCTCCAATGATAAATAGATTATGTGAAAACCATAAAAGATTTATAATTCCTTCTTTTTTATAGAGCGCCTTGGGTACTTTAATTGCTTTCCAATCATATACATCTTCCATATACGAATCTCGCATCGTTATGTAAGGATATGTAATTTTTACTCTGGATATATCCAGTTTATCAAAACCGGTTATATAAACTTCTTGTGAATATATTAGTTTTTCAAATTCGCTACCTTGTATTATATAGGCAAATATAATATCATATTCGTCTAATAAAAGCTTTTCAAGATTGTTCCACATTCTTTTGGGAATAAAATTTACATTAATAATTGGCTCTATATTTTGAACACGATATCCGTAAGCAATAGACTGTACGAGATGTTTTTCACATATATCAAATACTCCTATTTTTTTATTTACAATATCATAAGGTAAATTCATTTTATCTTTATTATCACGGTGTAATAGTCTAACAAAATATCCCTCCTTTTTTATTTTTGTATGTGTTCCTTTATTGCCGGACATGACTCTATTTAGATATATGTCGTCTATACAAAGTGTGGTACCCTGCCAATTGTTTGGAATATTTGTCCCCTTTTCCAGAACACCAACCATCGTTTCCATAAAATCAATATCTACTTCTTGAGATCTTTC